GGACATAGAAAAGTTGTTCGTATTCATTGGAAAGCGGGTCCAGGTAGAAAGGGATATTTGGATGTAACCCCGGAACATCGCATACGTCTAATTGATGGGCGGTACGTACCAGCAAAAGAACTTTGTAAAGATTGGCGATGTACAAATAGTAGTAAGCATAGTCTACGCACACATGTTTTAGCAATGGCACGTTATCATCATAATGATGACCGTTTGCAGATTGCGAATGCTGTGAAATTCGGTGCCGACTGTCATACGGGAAATCATATTATTTTGCGCGTTGAGGAATTAGATGATGCAGTTGATGTATATGACATTGAGGTAGAAGGAGCACATAATTTTATTGCTAATGAGATTTGCATTCATAATTCATCATCGAGTCCCAATTTCCAAAACATTCCTAAGCGAGATAAGGAAGCAATGAAACTTGTCAGGCAAGGTATTTTTCCGCCGAAAGGGTACGAGATTGTAGGCGCAGACTACCGACAAATTGAGGTAGTAATGCAGGCAGTCTTAGCGAACGATCAAGTCATGTTAGAGTATGTAACTGATACAAACAGCGACATGCATCGTGATACGGCACTTGATTTGCTCTGTCTATCTGACAATGATTGGGGGAAGATGGATAAAGACACGATTTTAAAGTTGCGCCGTTTAGGAAAGAATCGTTTCAACTTTCCTGAAATATATGGCGATTGGTACGGTTCTATAGCACTTGTGATTTGGGAGAAAGACATTATTGATGGCAAGCTTAGTTTTAATGGGAAGTATTCAGTAAAGAAGCATTTGCATAATAAAGGCATCCGAGACTATGAAGCGTTTAAAGCGCATGTAAAGTCAGTCGAACGTCGATTTTGGAAGAAATTTCATGCTACTGCACAGTGGCGCGAAGATACGATCGAGTTTTATAAGAAACATATGTATATTGAAAATCCGTTTGGTGGGCGTCGCAATGGACATTTAAAGCGGAATGAAATTTGTAATTCCCCAGTGCAAATGACCGCTTTTCAGTGTTTACTTTGGTCGGTGATCCAGTTGAATAACCTTAGAAAGAAGGAAGGATGGAAATCCAAGATCATTGGGCAGATTCACGATCAGATTGTGTTTGCTATTCATCCGTCTGAGAAAAAACGATTGCTTGTATTGATCGAGAAAGTAATGTGTCAAGATATTCGACAAGCGTTCCCGTGGATAATAGTTCCGTTGCGTATCGAGTTTGAATTTTCAGGTGTAAATAATTCGTGGGCAGTATTAGAGGAGGAGTAACCATGAGCGATGAATTAGGTGCATTGCATTTAAAATATCGACCAAAGACGTTTGATGAATTTGTTGGTGGCGATGAAGTAAAGGAATCGTTGCAAAATATTTTGCAACGTGAAGTAAAAGATATGCCACATGCATTCTTGTTTACGGGCCCATCCGGTTCTGGTAAGACAACAATGGCGCGTATTTTATCCAACCGTCTTGGTTGTTCTGCGCGTGACCTATTTGAATTTAATACTGCTAATATGCGCGGAATAGATACAATACGCGAAATTGCAAATAGTAGTCGGTTTGTACCTATTGACGGTCCTGTGCGTGTGTATCTATTAGACGAATGTTTTATGGCAGGAACGAAAATTACAACTGATCATGGCGTTAAAAATATAGAAGACATTATGGTAGGAGAAAAAATAATTAATATTCAAGGTGTTGCTAGTGTAACGCATACGTTTACTAATAAGGTTTCGTTAGACCGTATTGTTAAAGTGTGTTTAAGTAATGCGACAGAAATTGTTTGTAGTAAAGAACATTTATTTTTTACTAATGATGGTTGGAAAAAAGCCATCGAATTGACACAAAACGATTTGCTCTTTTGCCTCAAAAGTGATACGGCACTTAACACAAATTCACAAATGGTGGAAAGTGTTGAGATTTACAAACAAGGATATAATGACACGGCTTTCGCATGTATTATTTCGGATAAAGAAAGAAATCAGAATTACGTCACATTCTATGATTTAGAAATAGACAGTCATCCTTCTTATTATGCAAACGGTGTTTTGGTGCATAATTGCCACCGTCAAACGGGTGATGCGGCAGAAGCACTGCTCAAGCTGTTGGAAGAGCCACGGCCACACGTGTTTTTCATGTTGTGTACTACGGAACCCGCAAAACTGCTTACGACAGCGAAGACACGATTAACTACATATGAATTTTCGCCTTTGAGTATTAACCAGATATACGGACTGCTTAAAAGTATAGTAAAGAAAGAAGGCAAGGAAGCAGATGCAAAATGTTTAAGGGAAATAGCGAAGAGCTGTAATGGTTCTGCCCGTGAGGCCGTAAAGTTGCTAGATCAAATTATTGATATAGAAGATGTGAATAGTGCGTTGAGCGTTATTCATACGGCGTCGGTTGGAGAAGTACGTATTGCGGACATATGCCGTTTGTTGCTTGAGCCGCGTTCCGAGTACAAATGGAAAACAATGGGCGCAATGCTCAATAACGTTACGACTGAGTATGAATCATTTCGCCACGGCATCGCAAATTATCTTGCAGCAGTATTAGTTAGCCGTGGTAATGATCGTATTGCCGACATCTTGCTAGAGTTTGAATCAACATGGATTTATAGCCAAAAGGCGAGAATGATACTCGCATGTTATAGAGCAAGCAAGTTGTAGTACTTTATGGATTTATAGCCAAAAGGCGAGAATGATACTCGCATGTTATAGAGCAAGCAAGTTGTAGTACTTTAAAAAATTATTTTTTCATGTATAATATATATATAAGATCAATTTTTAACAGACGATCTAAATTTAATGAAAGGAGGTGAGAGAACAATGGCGAAAAAAGTAAAGACAGAACCATCCATAGTTGCGTTGATCGATAAACTCGCGGGTTATGTATCATTAGCGAAAGAGGAAGCGGTGAAATTTGACAGTGGGAACAATGCGGCTGGAGCGCGTGCTAGAAAAGCATTGATGAATGTTAGAACACTGGCGCAGTTTATTCGTGCTACCGTGTCCGATGTTAAGAATGCGCGAAAGGCAGGTTAGTTATGGAAGAACGTTCATACAAAAAGGATTTAGAAGTTGACAAAAATGAATTGGACGTTGAATGGGAGAAACAAACACGTCTCTATCTTTATTGGGCAGAACGCGAAGCCGATGCACAAGAAGAAAGGGATATGGCGATACGTGCTCTGAATGTGATCAAAGCGCAACTTGACGCACAAATACGTAGCGATCCTGAAAAGTATGGAATTGTAAAATTTAGTGAGAGCGCGGTCAACCATGCGATTATGCTTTCCCCGAAGTTTGAGCAAGCTGAGAAGAATGTAATTAGTTCAACTAAGAACGCGCGCATTTTAGCTGGTGTAATGAAGGACTTTGAGCATAAGAAGCGCGCATTGACAGAGTTGGATTCGTTATGGGTAAATGGTTACTATAGTGCGACGAAACCGAAGGGGGTAAGAGAGCGTCAAGAAGTGAATCGTCAAACGGCGGCAGAAGAAAAAATAGGTAAAAATCCAAGACTTTTGAAAAGGAGATAAAGCATATGTATGATCGAAAGAAAGCGAAAAAGGCGTTATTAGATCAGACAAAGGAAGCGTATAATAAAAAGGATTCAGGTAGTTTTACATCAATAATCAGGGGCGACACGCGCACATGGCGGTGTGGTGAAGGTAAGCATAAGATCGACATTATACCATTCCTCGTTGGTAAGAAACATTGGAAAAAGAAACAAGGTGATTTTGCGTATTTCTTGGAAGTATGGACACATGGTAATGTTGGACCGAACGACGATGTTGTTGTGTGCTTGAATAAGACGCTAGGCGAAGAATGTCCTATTTGTAATTACCGAAAACAGTTACAGCAATCAGGCGAAGGTGATGAAGATACAATCAAAGCACTTCGTCCTAAACAGCGCACGCTATACAATATTGTTTGCTATGATTCAGATGAACAGCGACAAAAAGGTGTGCAAGTGTGGGACGTAGCCCACTTCTTTATGGAACAGAAGCTGCTTGCGATTGCTACAGACGATGAAACAGGCGAACTCATTGCATATGCTGACCCGGATGATGGAAAGCGCATTTCGTTTCAACGAAAGGGCAGTGGTGCGGGCAATACATCTTATTTAGGCCACAAGCTCGTTGATCGAGATTATAAGATTACTGATAAGATACTTGCACAAGCGTATTCATTGGATGAAGTTTTAATTATTCTATCGTATCAAGAAATCGAGCGTATGCTTTTTGGCGGTAAGCGCGACAAGCCAAAGAATGATGATGAAGATGATGATGATGCGCCTAACTTCAGTGATGATGATACTAGCAGTGATGAAAATGTCGATTTTAGTTCTATGTCGCGCAAGGAATTGAAGCAATATATTAAAGACCACGACCTTGATGTAGACTCGGATGACTATGAAGAAAAAAGTGATTTGGTAGCAGCGATTGAAGAAGCTGTTTCCGGTGCCAGTGAAAATGAAGCAACAACGAATCGCGGGTCTACTAAAAAATTAGATGATGATTTGGTATGTCCGCATAAGAAGGGAACATTTGGTGTTGACTTTGATTCATTTGACATATGCGGCGATTGTGATTTATTTGATGA